CAATACCAGTAATCATTGCATCTGGAGCCGGATCAGCATTACCTAATGCCATTGTTGAAGCTATTCCAGTAACATTTATAGTGTTATCAGGATTTCCCCAATTACCCTCTCCCCAACTATATCTGCCCCAGCCTCTATTAATTTCTCCTACAACTGTTTCATTACCTAAAGTTGCGGTCATCGCTTGACCTGTAACATTTACGTCTACAACAGTTGTGTTAGCATTCCATCCTTGTTGACCCCAAGCTACACGGCCCCAACCAGTTTTAACTTCTGCATCTACAGTTACAGAACCAGTTGTACTTGTCATTTGAATACCGGTAGGAATTACTTGACCAAAACCATTCCAAACTAAACTGCCCCAAGTTGAACGTCCCCAACCTCTGTTAATTTCGCCAACAACTGTTTCAGTTCCTATAGCAAAAGTTGCTAAAAGATTTGTGTTATTAATTATTGCTGTGGTATCACTTAAAGTTCCCCAACCACCATTACTCCAAGTTGTTGCTCCCCAACCTTTTCTTAAAAATGCTGTTACGCTTGAAAGATTTGCAGACATTGCAAATCCAGTTACGTCAGTTGTAGAATTATTTATATCTCCCCAGTTTCCAAATCCCCAAGTTCTACCACCCCAGCCGGCGTTTACTTCCGCTGTAATAGTTACACTTGCAAGAGTTGCGGTCATTGCTTGACCAGTGGCAACTGCGTCTCCTATTGCACCCCAATTTGTGAAGCCCCAAGTATTCGCACCCCATCCTGCATTAATCTCATTGACAATTGAAACGCTTGCTACTGTTGTATTTAAAGATATACCGCTTGGTATCCCTGCTTGGTTTTGTAATCTACCAAACTCACCAAATCCCCAAGAGCCTGCTCCAAATCCTGTGGAAGGAGTCGATGCTTCATCACCTAAAGTTAAAGTTAATTGTTGACCTGTAACATCAATTAAACTTACTAAACTCTCCCAAGAGTTATGTCCCCAACCTGCAGATCCCCAAGAATTTTGTGTGATATCAAAAATACCACCCATTCCAAGACCGTGTACCCAACACATATAATAAAAATCTGTTGAGGACGAAGGAGTGATTTCAACGTATCTTGTTGTGGCTGCATTAAAAGTTGTGGTGTTTGTGTAATTAGCTTGATTACTTACGCCATCTAAATAGTAAGTTACTCCCGTAGAAATTATTCCGGTAGTGTTTGAATTATTAGAAAATATTAAAGGATGATTATCGTTTGTTCCTTCACTTTGCTCAAAACGTAAAGTAGCCCCTTGTACCCATTCAATAGTACCTGGCCCTGTAGAATTTCTAACACCGTCTAAATAATAAACGTTGCCTGTGCCACCGCCATAAAGGCTACCCGATGCTACGGTAACTGTATATGTTTTAAGCGCCATAGCATCAGGTTCCTCTTATTATGCGATTCTTAATATTGCTGCAGCCCTCGTAAAGTTTGGAAACTGAATAGTGAAAGTTCCTGAAGTTGCAGTTTTATCTGCTCCGAAGTCTAATACAGCTACTGCTTTTCTTGCATCTGTAGAATTGTAAATTAACGCACCTCTAGCGGTTAATGTAACACCTGTAAAAGATCTGTTTGCAAAATCTACTATCGCAACCGTTGCGGACAAAGAAGTTGTTTGTCCAGCTAATACGCCACCTTTGGCTACGTATTGTCCTGATGCAGACACTTCGTTTCCTGTAGTGTATGAAGTTGTTGCTGCACTTAATGTTGCTTGTGAAGTGTATAGAGCGACTTTAAACACGTCGCCACCGTTATTAAAATTATGCGTTCCTCCTAACAATTCTCTTTTGAAAGAACTGCAGACTGCTTGTGTAATTGCCATTTTGTTTCTCCTTTAAATTTTATGGTGATGGAGAACCGACTGAAACTCTCGGTACACCATCTGTATATTCACCTCTTCGTCTTCGACCCATTTGCTCGAGACCAAAGGCTTGTATTTCTTGATTATATCTGTTTTGGTACGTGTTGTACAGAGTATCAGGACTTTTAAGAAAAGTTAGAGCCTCTACCATAGTTCCCAAAAATAATAAATCCGGCGCTTTTGTACTTAAATAAGTAGATGTTTTTTTATTAGGTACTGTAGCTGCATCATTCGAACTGAATAAATGCTCTGGATATTTGATATAATTCAATTGAGCAGTGTCTGCAGAGGATGGAGTTGGTGCTACTAAAGCATATTGGTTACCATCTGTTTTTTGCCACATAGCATAATATTTAGGTGTGCCTGTAGCTTCTGTTGGATTGAACTCACTTATAAAAGATACATCTCTCTTCTCTAAGAAAGTTCTCTCCCCACCACTAGAAATATGTTGTATTGATCTTACTACCTGTAAATCAGTTGGTAGTAATAAATATCTGTTATTGGCTTGAAAGGTTGCTGTTACAAACTTTCTATTATAGTCGCCATCAACAGCTCTATAAATTTTAGACTCAGCGTCTAATATAAAATCATCTACTATTGCGTCAGTTAAAACATTAGAATCTACTTCAGTGTAGTTTCTAATTTTAGTTATTAATGCTGAATATGTTATTGCCATTATGTTATACTCACTGTTAGTTCACCAACAGATGCTCTCATCTGTCTTTTTTTATTCATCTCACTTGGTGTTATTGATGGTTGTTGAGAAGGTAATTGAGTCTGAACTCCATCTACAGTTACTGTAAATGACACTACTGTAAATTGACCTGGCCAAGCATCAGGTGACAAATCTACAATTGCACTTCTACCTGGATCAACGTCAGGTCTTGGATTTGTTAAAGCAATAGCATCAGCCGGATGATATGGTGGATCTAGCTGTGGGTGTTTAGGTTCAAACTCAGAAATATGAACTAATGAACCATTCCATTCTCTTACCATTTCTTTATATGGAAACTCCATACCTGATCTATCTGATATTGCTTTTGATCTTTTACCTGTTGCGTATGCCATTATACTCCATCTCCATAAAATGTTTGAGGCGATATATAAACTGAAGTTCTTTGTCCATCTTCATTTAACGCTCTTTGTAATTCATCCTCATAAAATAGTTTTAAGCCTTGCGTTAGTTGTGGTGCTTTTTTTAATGATAAATAATATGCTAAGCCTGAACACATACAAGGTAGAAATCTATAAACTACATCTGACTGATTTGTATAAACACCGGCATCTTGTATTCTACCAATGTAATAATATTTTACATAAGTATACGTGCTTGCGTCAGGAGTTAAAAATAAAGTTATCGTTGGTGTTATCTGTCTGTTTACAAAATATTGAGAAGGTTGTCCTCTAGAACCTTTGTTAGGTAAAGCAGCGTAAGCTGATCTATCTATTTTTGTTAATGATACATCTGTGATTGATGTGCCTATTCCTGTGTTAGTAGAAATGTAAGCTTCTAACACGTCATTACAGTCTGCAGGAGTGGTATACGTAGCAGTGCCCGCAGTTAACAATTGTTCTTTCAAAGTTACTTTCCAAAGATGAACACCTCTATTGCCCCATTCAGAAAATAGTAAATTTAAACTTCGTCTTGCTGATCTTAAATCGTGGCCACTGTTAGTACGTACTCCGCATCTCTCGTATGCTTCTTCAATTATATCATCGATATTTAAATCGAATGCTGTAGTACCTGATGTTGCCATAGTTCATTAAATTAAATCTTTGATGTAAGAATTATCTTTCATAGGTATAGATTCATCTTGCAAGCCCATATCTTTTGATCTTGCTTGACCATATCCTTTAACTTCCATACCCATTTTTGCTTTCATCATTTGTTTTGCTTTAATTTTTTTAATATCACCACCTAATGATTTTTTCTTTAATGATCCTTTTCCTATCAAAGATTTCTTAGCGACGTTTTCATAGATTTTCATCTTCGCTTCTTTTCCCTTAGATGCTCCCATAAGTTTTGCTTCTTGTGCAACACCTACTTTTTTGCTTCTTATCATTTTCAAATAGTCTTTTTTTAAATTTTTTTCTTCTGCTACGCCAATTTTATCATTTTCTCTTTTATCTTTAACAAACTGTTTAAAGGTCATCATTTTACCATTTTTAGCTTTCATATTTTTTTCAATAGCCATACCTCTTTTTCTCTCATACGATGAGAGTTGTCCATCTTTATCAAGGTCTGCTTTTTTCGGGTTCTTCAACATAATTATCTCCTTTATAATAAATCTTTAATGTAATCAGATTGCTTCATTATTATTTCTCCGCCACCTGCTTTTTTAGTTGGCTTAGCATAATCCATCATAGATTCGAAACCAACATCTTTATATTTTTTACCTTTGTAAAAAGCTCTTTCTGCTTTTACCGCTTTTGGATCTCTTTTCTTAATACTTGTAGCCACAACTGTTGCAGCACCAATCGGAGTAGCAACTCTTGCAAACTTAGCTACTTTTCTTAATCTATTAAAATTTCTTAACTTCGCAGTTTTACCTTTTAAACTTCCGATCGCTTTATCTAACTTACCTAAGTTTGTTGCTTTGGTAGCTTGAGCACCTGCTTTAGTAGCAGGAGGAGATCCTGCTTTACTGACAGCAAATTTTGCTAAAGGTGCAGTTTTACCTGCAGGTAATGCTTTTGGTTTACCTTTAAATAATTTTTTTGTATTAGTTACAATATCGTCTTGAGGTAATAAATTATAAAGTTTTTTTGCTCCCGCAACAGTAGCAGAGTAAAGTGCTTTTAAACCTTTACCTGTTTTTTCAGCAACACCTGGTGTGCCTGTGCTTCTTCTTAAAACTCTTTTCTTCATATTCTTATCATACCACCATAATATTTTTTAGTAAATGTAGAGACATTAGTTGGCTTGCCTCCAACGCCTTGTGCTCTAGCTCTCTTCCTTGCAACGGCACTCCTCTTCTGAGAGTCTGTCATCCTTGCTGCTTTGGCAGCAGGCACGCACTTTGGATACTTCCGTTTCCTGTCTGATTTCAGTTTGGAACGGCCACAAGGTGCGTATGAACCATCTTTTCGTTTGCTCCCAATATCGACCCATTTTTGACTGAACCACTTTTTTAATCCACTCATTTTAATAGTTCGCCGTAATAGTTCTTAGAACTTTTGTTACCCATTTTTTGACCATCGATCTCTACTTCAATAAATTTACCCATATAAGCACCCGATGGTTTAGGGCCTCTGAAATCTTTTCTTTTTTTACCGGAAGGATCTTTAATCTTTCCTGCACATATTTTTGAAGCGTAGGCGTTCGCATAGGCGCTAGGGTACACCTTGAATTTTCTTTTAGCGGCCGCTTTGCCTCTTGGACATAGTTTTGTCATAGTAAGCCTTTTGTTATAACTCGATTATTTTACCATTTATCAAACGTAATTTCTACACCTCGTAAACGATATTAAATAGAACCCTTTTGGGAGTTTGAAATGGTGTGTTGCCTGCGTGCTTGGTATTAGATGGAAATAAGACAGCTTTATTTTTCAAAGGAGTCTTTCTGTATACGATCTTATCATTTTCATAAAAATAGGTATATCCATCTGAATCATTAACATAATAAATTAGAGAGTAATGATTTTTTTCTAAACTATCTGTATGTATAGGTTGATGAGTATCTTTATTAGTGGCTGTAACAGTTTTAATATTAGGCACTGTCATATTAGCTTTAACTCTATGTAGTCTTTTTATAGGCAAATGTGTTGTATTTATGACTTTAATTATTGGCTCAACTAAATCAAAGTAATGTGATTTTTTACCTTCTGAATAAAGTAAATGAAAAAATATAGGGCTATCAATAATATTGTTTTTTGAAAAATCGGCATCGTCTGCACAAGAACTACTTAGATAATACCAAGGAAAATCATTTGTAGATATTTCTTTTTCTATATGATCAGCAGTTTGTTGTTTAAGAAAATTATCAAACTTCCAAAGTTTCATTTAAAAGGTATAATATATTTTTTACCTTTTTTCTTATCTTTTTTCTTTTTAAATTTTTTCTTTTGAGGCGGAGTCTCAATTTGTTTTGTCATTTGTGATCTTGATATTGCCATATTATTCCATCCAAGGTTTGTAAATTACCTTACCATCTTCTCTTAAAGCACGCAATGATTGATTTCTGTTACTGTTAGTAGAATATGAACAGTGTATCCAACCCGACGACGGTTCGTTATCTTTATAAAATTCTAAGATGAGTTGGTCATATTCCAACTCTGATCTAATCCACGATGCCAATTCTCTATTATCGACACCTGGTATTTCAAAGTCTGCAGCTGCTGCATTATCGTCTGCTACGTGTTGGCTGTTTACACTGCTGCCAATTTCTACACAAAGTTGAGCACAACGGAATCCGCTAGATATAATTAATGGCTTGTCAAAATGTGAGCGCACCGGTTGTAAAATATTTACTGCTAATGATTTTAAATTTTCTATTTGTGCAGGGT